AAGTACTGCGCTACCTTTAATGCAATCAGCGCTTCACGTTGTAATGGTGACACCAGTTGATCGGGGTCCGTGCCGTACTGCTTGAACAAATCAGCTTCCACTGATTCCTCTGCCTTCACTGTGATGTGATCAAAGATGTGTTTTTGCAGAGTAACCGCCACGTTAGGCATTCCTTGCAGCATAGGCGACAGGCCAAACATGATGTGCGTCATGATGTGGGCATCATGCTGTTGGCCAGCAAACGCTTTAAGCGGTGAACCATCCAACGCCTGCGCGTTTTCGCTTGCAGGATCTTTTGGTTTGTCCACATTCTGCGTGTTCAAGATCGAATCAATGTCCCGCACACCAATTGCTTGGTACATGCGGTAGTACGACTCGTACATGTTGTGCATCTGCGGTGCGCTTTGCGCCAGTTGCAACTGGGTCTGCGCCATTGTGATGCGCTGCGCCACCGAGAAGATGTTGGGGTCAGATACCGGCAGGACATCAATACGATCATCAAAGTCTGTGCGCTTAATAAGGCGGGACTCTCCCGGCACATCGTAGGGGTACGTATCAGGCAGGAACTCCCCAAAACCCTTGGCCAGCAACTGAAACTCCAGCTTCTGTGCATAGTGCAGACGCTTGTGGATGGCCGACATGACCGAACTGCCTTTTTCCAGCAGTGCAATTGTGGTTCCCACCGCAGCATTTTGGTTGCTGTCACCAACTTGCATATCGGTGATCGATGCCATGCGCCGACCTGCGTCTACACAGAAGCCCAGCAGCGCAAACAGCGTCTGGCTTGGCTCTTTGTATGGCAATGGCAACAGGGAAGACTGCAACTCTGCGCCGCCTGCATCCATGTCACGGAACTCACCGGGCTGCAAAGGCACGTCATCGTTCATGATACGTGCGCCCTTAGCCTTAAAGCCCGCTGGCAGGTTAGCAAACGTACCAGCATCCACCAACTGCTGCAATGCAGACGAAGAAGTCTTGGACAAGCCGCCTACCAAGTGCAAGAAACCAAGGCCATAGGCCCCCGGGCCCTGAACCAAAGCGTAATGCACGTAGTACTGAACACGTTTGTGCTTCTTGTCGCCCTCTTTCCAGTTGCGGCGGATACCTACAACGTCACCAGATACTTCATCCAAGGTGATGATGTACGGCAGTTGAATCCCAGTGGCCTCTCCCTCTTCATCCTTGTCCTCAAACCCGGGCAAATCGTAATCAACCTGAAACTCCAACAGCGCGACTTCTTCTGTATCAGGAGTAGGTGAAATACCGGTAACCTTGTCCACAGCCTTTTGAATAATGCTGGGGTTGTTATTGGACGTTGAGGCGGGGGTGGCGGTATCCAAATACTGACCGCGCACCACGGCTTTACGATAAGCATTGGAGGACATCGGAACGCGATGCGTAATACGCTCGCATTCGCTCATGACTGACGAACCGTTGTACGGGATGTACAGGTTGTCGGCAAGCACTAAAGCGCTGACCATGCGCTCCTTGTTCTCGTCGTAGTACACCTTCTTGAATGTGGAGCCGCCGTAGCCTGTGTAGAACAGCAGTTGGTCGAACTCAGGTGTGTACTCTTCCATCACCGTGGTGATTTCATAGTTCATGAAGTCACGGACACGATTTGCCTGCATCAACTTCTCACGGGTTTCCTTACCCAGTACCTGCGTTCGCACCGGGCCATCGGCAGGCATCAATTCCTTGAGCGCTTGCGCTTGGAACTGAACAATGCTCTCGGTTAGTAGTGGATGCTGCACGCCGCACGCGCCTTTGAACGGGCGGGTACGCTCGTCCAAAGTAAAGCCAAGGAGCTTCAGGCCCTTGCTGTACTGATCCTCCCAATCTTTGCGGGAGGATTTGTCAGCATCAAACATGTCCAAAAGCTCTTGCGAGATGTTGGCCAGCACGGATTCTTCGACCACCTCGGCAAGGTTGCTGTCAAAGGGGACTTCGGCATCGTCTTCTGCGCCAATGTCTACCAGCACATCGCCGGTTTCCTTGTCAAAGGAGATGTTGACATCCGGCAACGGACCGTCATCGATCTCCACATCCATGCTGCCCGCAGGCAGGTCTTCAGCGCGTATTGATTTTTCAACTGACATGTTTTGTCCTTATAGGTAGCGGCGATTATCGTCCGATTGGCGTTCCACAGAACCGCCATGCCGGAATTTAACACCTTCTTTCAAGACCCGCGCAGCGGCTTCGGGGGTCCAACTAACCCCGTGAACCTTAACTGGGCTGCCGTCTGGTTTTTGAAGTTGAATATCTTGAATCGTAAATCCTGCATCTTTTCCGCCAAGATCTTTTACGACCTGCTTGAGGTTGTTCGGTACCTTTTTCTCGTACAACAATGGTCTTTCTGACTCTGCCCCGGGGAAAGTAGCAAATCTTCCTCCCCCTTTCATGGTAGATTGGATGGCATTCTTCATCAACAACTGCTGCTCTACTGCGGGGTTGATTTCAAACCCTGCAAAAGGCTGTTGCACGTTGTATGTGGGTTTCTCCCCATACTGGCCTATCCGTCTTGTCAGAGTTGCCAGCCGATTATCCAATTTAGCAATTTCAACTTGGTGCTGCTCTGGATTTTTCGTAGGTACCTGCGCCCGCATCTCTCCTACTTTTTGCCTCAAAGCAGCCAATTCAGCTTTATCTTTTTCCATGCTTCCCCCCGGTGCACCTTTCTTGCGCACATCTTGCGCAAGGTCGGACTGCAATTCATGGAAATGCCTTCCGGGAAGTACGCCTTCGCCCGGGATAGTCGCTTCATGCTCCGTGAACCGTGAAAAACCAATTGTATGGTCGGGGGAATAAACAGAATGATGTATAGGGTCCCCTGTGTAAGGAGCATTTGACTTTAATGCCTCTTCCACTTGTCTGGCTTCTGGACTTATATCCCTTTGTATCTCCACTCTTCTTTCGGCAAGTGGCTTGGCAATAGGGTCAATTACATTGTCTAGCTTAGCTTCTAGTTCCGGGTTGGATCTAATAAACTCATATAAGCTTTGTGGTTTTAAATTTTCACCAGCACTTGCATGTACATGAGCAAGATATTCACCTGCAACATTTGGAATGCTATTTGGATCTGCACCTAAAGAAACTAACTTAGTAGTTGCATCCTTCAGAATTTGCTCTACTGCTCCATTACTAGCTGCCTGATACCTTTGTTCGTATGGCATGCTTTTGTCCATAGCATTAAAAAGCTCCGTAACCAACGTATGGTTCATTGGAATACCTTGGCTATTTTTATAAAGAGAAGGAGCTATAAATCCATAAGTTATGTTTTTAATTTCTTTTTCTTTGCTAGAAATTTCCTGCATTTCGTTTTGGTAAAAATTAATTTTGGACAACAGGCTCTGGGCCGCAGGATCATTCTTTATGACGGGGTTTGTCTGCATTGTTTGCTTAAACTTTTCTGCTGCATCTGCAAACTCAGTCCCACCTCTTAGAGTTCTTAGATTATCCTCATCTGCTTTGATAGCAATTGCTAGTTCTTTTGTTTCAGGGGATGTAGCTATGTACAAGTTTGATACGCCCATTGGCTTATCAAAAATATTGTCTTTGCTTCCAAAATACGCATTTGCTTTTACTGGTAGGTCTTCTGACCTCCATTGTTGCGGAGAGTAAGTTTTACCCAATGCTTCTTTTAATTGAGCGGGTGTCAGCTTAGCGTTAGCAGGAACATCTGCAAGCGCTTCTTCCAAACGCTGGACATCATATTCACGCAAGTTCTTTTTAACCTGATTGATAAGCTGTTGCTTCTGAACAGGGCCGGGTAGGCTATCTACAAGCTCATCCAATCTACCGACAAATGGGCGATCAGATGGGGCTGCGACTTCTCCGGGAGCGGCCACTGGCGCAACTTCTGGAATAGCCGCAGCAGGGGTAGCTGGTGTTTCCGCTACTGTAGGGATAGCAGGAGTTTCCGCTACTGCAACAGGTGCAGCCGCTTCTCCCGGGGCAGCTACTGGCGCAACTTCTGGAACAGCACCCCGAACAGGGTTGGCTGCCGCAGCGTGGCCTTCAGGAGCAACATTTACCTCTCCCCATCCGGGCGGATTGGGAGTTACGAGGCGGCTATTCATCCGACGAACTGTTTCTCGGAGATGGTCTACGTCCGCATTCATCCGAGCAACGGCTGCTAAGTTTTCACTTGTCGGTGCGGTTTTAGCTGCGGCTTGTGCAGCCTTAAAACCGTTGTATGCATTCTTCAGCATGTCCGCCGCAGTAGCGCCCGTGCGCATCGAACCGCGAACAACGGAGGCAGGATTAAGCAACCCGGCTCCCACTTCGCCCATCATCCGAAAACCTTGGTCCTGTGGATCTTTGGAGTCCTCTGGGCGGATACCGTATTTGGTGGCCTGCTCCTTGATCCAATCACTCCCCATCACTGGCTTTTGTACTTTGTACCCAGCCGGACGCATTGCCATGGATATCAAATCAACAGGTGCACCCGCGAGATCATAAGGG